TTAACTAGCTTTGCGGATCTGCGGGAGATCAAAGGCTTTACGCAGCGCGCGCACAAACGCTTTATCATGACAGATCGTTTTACCGGGGCTGTCGGAAAGTTTAGCCACTGGCTTTCCGTTACACTCCACAAGCTTGATCACGATATTGAGCGGTTTTACCTGAGGGATATCGCAGGTCAGGCGGGTACCGATGCCGAAGCTTAACTGCACGCGAGAGGCGAAATGGCGATAGAGCTCGACCGCCTTTTGCAGATCAAGGTTATCTGAAAAGACCAGCGTTTTTGTCAGCGGATCAATCCCCAGCTTTTCATAATGGGCAATCGCCTTTTCGCCCCATGCGACAGGGTCTCCTGAGTCGTGGCGTAACCCCTGATAACGGCTGGCGAATTCAATGCCGAAATCGCGTAAAAACGCATCCATTGTAATGCAATCTGTCAATGCGATACCAAGCTGGTCCGGATATTCGTTAAGCCAGGCGGCCAACGCGGCACGCTGGCTGGTCGCCAGGTCCGGACTGATTTGTTGATGCGCCTGGAACCATTCGTGCGCCTGAGTGCCCATCGGCGTCAGCGCCAGGCGACGCGCGAGATCATAGTTGCTGGTGCCGACGAACCATGACTCCTGCTGGAGACGTTTAACTATCGCCTGCTGCACTTCACGAGAGAAACGGCGGCGGGTGCCGAAGTCCATCAGGTGGAAGCGGGACATATCGAGATTGGCGGTTAACGCAGTGAAATCAACCAGCTTACTTTCCAGCGCGTCGAGCGCCTGATCAACGCCCGCGTTTGGCGAGCGGTAGTGATGAACCAGCTCACTGATCACAGCCAGCAGCGGCACTTCCCACATAATGACTTCACGCCACGGGCCGGTTAAGCGAATATTCAGCTTGCCGTTATCGTTGGTGACACAGACTTGAGCTGGGTTATAGCGAAACTCGCGTAACCAGTTCAGATAATCCGGTTTAAAAAAGGGCAGGCCGGAGAGCCATTGGAACTCGTCCTCCTGGAGGCGCAGGTGCTGCATCGCGTCCACCTGCTCGCGAATAGCATCGGCATAAATACCCAGCAGGTCGTCGCCACGGCAACGAAACTCAGCCGCTACCTGCACATCATAGTAGTGGTGAAAAACGGCTTGCTGCATATGCAACTTATAAGCATCTGTATCCAGCAACGAGTGCAGAACAGGAGAAGCGAATTGTGTCATAGGTGCGCTGTTGCGTCCTCTCACGGGAGCGTTTAGTACAATAAACAACTAAGAAAACCGCTGGAGTATACCTTGTTTAGCGATTTATTGAACCCCGATCACACCATAAGCTGTCTTTAGGGTCGAGCGCATTTCGTGCCCCATGTTATAAAAATGTAGCGATGCGACTGCTAACCCCTTGAATTTAAGGATTTCTACTGCGCTGCTACCATGCTTTGGGGCAGTGATGGGGCATAGCGGGAAAGTGCCTGGTTGAGCAGAGAAACCTGTTCTGCGCTCTTCTCTGACATCCACTTTCCATACACCTTGTAAACCATCTGTGCATCGGTATGCCCCATCTGCGTTGCTATAAAGTTTGGGTTAGCACCAGCTGATAATGACCAGCATGCATAGGTATGTCGTGACTGATACGCGTTACGGTAACGAATGCCGGCACGCTTGATTATCGGGGCCCAAATTTTATTAATGGAATTAACCGCGTAGTGATATCCTGTGCGAGGTCCACGTTTGACGCATTGAGGGCTGAATACGAACGTGCAGGGCTGAATGACAGATTGTCCATATTCCCGCAACTTCACTTCAACCTCAAACTGCCGGCCAAGGCGTGTCAACTGGGCCTGATTCCTCAGGGCATCAATAGCTGGTTGAATGAGATATATCACCCTGTCAGTACCTGCGTCGGTTTTTGGCAGGGTGAACTCATCCGTCTGGGTAAGGTTGCGCTTCACAATGATCGTCCCGGCATGCAGATCGATATCTTCCCAGGCCAGACCGCACAACTCCCCATGCCTCATTCCGGTATAGACTGCCAGTGACCAGAGATTTCTCATCTGCTGGTGGCCGCATGCCTGGATAAACCTGATGAACTCGTCTGTCGTGAGTGGATCTGGTTCCCCTTTCGCTTTCTTGAGACGGTTAATTCCGCTAAACGGGTTTTCCTTTGCATAGCCGTTATCTGTTCCAAACTGGAAGATCTCGGCCATCAGCATCATGTAATTATTCACTGTGGACGATTTCCGGCCTTTAACCTGAGTCCGGTGATCCTTCTTCATTACCTGAAAGCCCGTCAGCAACTCCTTCCTGACATACAGCAAATCCTCAGTAGTCACCGCAGAAACCATTTTGTTTTCGCCGATGAGTGGAAGCATGTTTTTTATGATAGATTCGTACCTACTCATGGTATTAGAGCTGATCTCCATTCTCTTCAGCTCGGACCATCTTTCGGTAAGCTCCAGCACAGTAATTTCCTTTCTATCCTGACCGAACCGGGCAAGGTTCGGTGAGTTTGGGAATTTTTCCACATAGTTAAAATTCCCCATCCTTATCGCAAAACAAACCGAAGAACGCAGTTCGCCAGCTATCTTGCGATTTTTTGCAGTGTCAGGGATACCAAGGTTTTCCCTGACACGTTTACCTTTATACAGAAACCAGATGCGGAGCGAACCGCCGTGGTTTTCGACGCCTGTCGGGTATGATGCATTAGCCATTAATCCCTCCTGACGTCCAGGAGCATTGACGAGTGTACTGCTTTTCATGTTGTCTTCGCACCTGGTTGATTTTTTTTCTGCGCCTCGATCCACTGATCAACGGCTTCTCTGTTGTATATGCATTCGCTCGAAGGCTTCGGATTTCCGTCTGGTGAAATGTGCAGGTACTCGCGGCCCAGCATCCAGGATTCTTTTCTGGCGCGGGTAATGGTTCCGGGCTTAAGCCCGGTAACCCTCATTCTTATCTCGCCTGAATCGCAGGTAAAACATGAAATATTTTTTCAATACCCGGCTGGGGGAAACCCGCTATCAGCTGGCTGACGGCTCCCTGCTGTGTAAAGACGTGCCGATAGGTCGAACGGGTAAGCAGCTTTACGGCGCTGCTGATCTGCCAAACCTCAAGCCTGACAAGTTCGGTGAGATAGTCGTAACGCGGTCTCCTGAGCAGGTATTCCATCCGGCCACGCTCGCCTCATTTGAAGGGATGAGCATCACGATCCTGCATCCTGAAGATGAAAACGGGAATGTGCGGCTGGTGAATCCCGAAAACTGGAAAGAGCTTGCTGTCGGGCATCTTCAGAACGTTCGACGCGGGACCGGAGACCAGTCTGATTTGATGCTGGCTGACCTTATAGTCAAAGACGAAAGCGCCATTCAGCTAATCGAGGATGGTCTGCGCGAAGTGTCGTGTGGTTATGACGCGGAGTACGAGCAGACCGAACCGGGCAAAGCTAGGCAGGTCGATATTACCGGAAACCATGTGGCTCTTGTCCCTAAGGGCAGAGCCGGAAATCGTTGTGCAATTGGAGACAGAGACACAATGGCAAATCAAAAGAAAAGCTGGTGGACCCGCATGCGCACGGCCATCAAAACAGGTGACTCGGACACCATGAACGAACTGCTGGACTCAGCGCCAGCGGCTGTAACGGGTGATGAAGGTGATCTGCCGGGCGGCGTTAATCTCAACATTAACCTTTCACCGCAACAACCATTGCCGGACAAAAAGCCGGAGATGGGCGGAGATGTGACCGGCGACGGCGAGGACGATATCAAAACCCTGCTCAAGGCCCTGCTGGCTAAGCTGGAAGGAACGGCAACGGGTGATAATGCTGACACCCCTGATGATAAAGATAAGAAAGACCCGACTGGCGACGGCGAGGACAACGAAGAGGAAACCACGATTACTGGTGACTCTGCCTATCGCGCTGAAGTTATTATCCCGGGTATCGATCTGAGCCGTAAGGTGAAACCGACCGCATTTAAACGTGATGTACTGGCGGCCGCAGACAAAACACTGGTTCGCCAGGTTGTCGGTGACGCTGATATCCGCAAATTACCTAAACAATCGGTTGATATGGCGTTTAACGCCGTATCTGAGATTGCCAAAGGGAGAAACACCCGCAGCACCACGGGCGATGCACAACGTCCAGGCATGGGCATGACCAGCATCGCTTCCCTGAACAAACAAAACGCCGACTTCTGGTCTAACCGCAAAGGATAATCCAATGACTGCATATCTGTACCGGATGCCTGTTGGCATTGCCGGGGCTATCTCTCGCCCGCAGGACTTAACCGTCGAACCGGTGATCCTTAAATCCGATAACGCCTTCGCAGCGTATGGTCTGGCTGGCAAATACGACGCTGACGGCTTTTTCGTGCCGCTGGCGGAGGGTGACACCGTCGACAAGGTGAAGGGTATCTACGTTCGTCCGTATCCGACCACATCGCAGCCAGACATGGTTCGCCAGGTGGGTTCTGATAAGAATTTCCCGGGCGACGCCATGAAGCGTGGGTACATGACGGTAAACGTGGGTGCTGATGCTTCGTCCGTTAAAAAAGGGGGCGTGGTGTACATCGTGGTATCAGCCGATGCTTCCATCCCGGTTCCGCTTGGCGGGATCACGGCAGCAGAGGTGACAGGCAAAACAGCCGCGTTACCTGATGCTTTTTTTACGGGGGCCGGTGACGCTAACGGCAACGCAGAAATCTCCTGGAAGATTTAAGGAACAGACGAATGATTACTTTTGATCAGGCAACCGTTGATAGCTCCGGTGCCTTTCTCATCGGGGAGCTGGAGCGACTCGACCAGGGGCTGAATCTGCCACTGGTGGGTTATACCTGGACACGTGATATCCAGTTGCGCGAAGACGTCTCTATCGCAGATGACATTTCCAGCTGGACGAATACCAGTTTTGGCGTGGCGGGTTCTGGCGCTAATCCGAATGGTAAAAACTGGGTAGGCAAAGATTCAACTGCCATTGCTGGCGTTAATGTTGATATCAGTAAAGACGGCAATCCGCTGAACCTTTGGGGGATGGAGCTGGGATGGACTGTTGTTGAGCTGGCTGCGGCACAGCAGGTAGGCCGTCCGATCGACACTCAGAAGTACGACGGGATGCAGCTTAAATGGCAGATGGATAACGACGAACAGGTTTACGTCGGAGACGAAGCGCTTGGTTTGAAAGGTCTGACGAATCTCGTTGGTGTGACGCTGAACAACGCGACGAAGACCTGGGCTAACTCCACCAACGATGAGATCCTCGACAGCGTAAACAGCATTCTGTCGAATGCCTGGGCAGCATCCGGTTATTCCGTCGTGCCTTCTGATCTGCGCATTCCGCCAGAGCAGTATTCATTGCTGGCGAGCCGTAAGGTTTCCGAAGCGGGTAACCAGTCACTGCTGACCTATCTGGCTGTGAACACTATCGCTTTCCACCAGAACGGCGTTCCGCTGGAAATCAAAGCGGTCAAATGGCTGAAAGGGCGCGGGGTTGGCGGTAAAGACCGTATGGTCGCCTACACCAACGATAAGAAATATGTCCGCTATCCACTGGTTCCGCTGCAAAGCGTTCCTGTTCAGTATCGTGGTCTGTACCAGATTGCGACCTACTACGGCAAGCTCGGTGCGGTTGAGCCAGTGTACAAAGAAACCCTGTCCTACGTGGACGGTATCTGATAACCAGAATGGCCCCGAAAGGGGCCAGAAGGAAACTAAAAATGGCGAAAGAAAAGCTGGTTACCATCCATGTTCACACCCCGTTTACGCTGACGCTCGGCGATCAGTCAAAACAGGAGTTTGGCCGGGGACGGCATAACGTACCAGAAGAGGTCGCGTCGCACTGGTTTACCCGGGCGCACGCTGAGCTTTCCGAAAGCGGATCGAATGAAACTGATGACCAGCAACCCGTTATTGACAGCCTTCAGGCGCAGATTGCCGATAAAGATAAACTGATTGCCGATCTGAAAGACGCTCTGCTCAAGCTGCAGGAGCAGAACGACAGCCTTCAGGCGCAGATTACTTCCGCCCGGACTGGCGGTAATGGGGCGAAAGATGCCAAAGAATCAAAGCCTGCCAACAGTAAGTGATTTTCGCCGCGACTTCCCGCAGTTTGCTGACCCTGCCAGATATCCCGAAGCACAAATCCAGTTTCGTCTGAATCTGGCCGATGTGCTGCTGAGCGAAAACGTTACCGGCAAAAAGTTGTTTCCGTACTTTGCCGAGTTGTTCGTTGCGCACTATATGACGCTCTGGGCGGCAGATAGCCGGGCGATGCTGGTTGGCGGTCCGGGCGGTTCAACCAATGGTGTTCAGTCCTCTAAGTCCGTTGACAAGGTAAGCGTCAGCTATGACACCAGCGCGACGCTAAACCCTGACGCAGGCTTCTGGAATAACACCCGGTATGGCGCTGAATTTTATCAGCTGATCACGATGTTCGGTGCGGGGGGACGCCAGCTATGAGTTTCAAAAGCGGTGTAACAACGAGGGTTGATAACGCTCAGGCAATACTGGATGCGCTAAAGTCGCTAACCAAAAAGGATGTGCTGGTCGGTATCCCTGTGGAAGACAGCGATCGGGATGATGTGTCGTTCGGTAATGCCGGGATTGGGTATATCAACGAATACGGTTCACCTGCACAAAACATCCCACCACGTCCGCATCTTGTACCCGGCGTTAAATCAGTTGAAGACCAGACGATGCCACAGCTTAAAGCTGCGGCACAGGCTGCGCTTGATGGTAATGCGGCGGGAGCGGAAAGAGCACTCAACCGCGCAGGTACAGTGGCTGCAAGAGGGGTGAAAAATCACATCAAAGCTGCCAATTTTACTCCGCTTGCAGATAGCACCGTTGAAGCGCGTGCGCGCCGTGGGCGTAAAGGTGCGAAAGCGGAACTTGCGCGGCGTGCTGCTGGTGAATCTCCGGGCACCACTTTGGCTAAGCCTCTTTACGATACTGGCAAATATCTCGCCTCAATAACCCATGTAGTGAGGGATAAAGATGCCGATTCTTGATGTAACCGATGTTCTTTTCGACCCGGATTTTTGTGACTTCAACCTTTGGGTAACGCGTCGGGTACAGACAGTGGACGAAGACGGGATTGGTAGCGACAGCGAAGTTAAAACGCAGTTTGCCGGAGTTGTTACCGTTGACCGTTCACTGGAAAACCGCCGCATGCAGTCCGGGCAGGTTATCAGTGGAGCAATCCTTATCGTGACGACTGAGCGACTCACGCAGGGGCAGACTGGCCGTGATGCCGATATCGTGACGTATCAGAACCGTGATTATCGTGTGACGTTCGTCGACCCGTACACCGCATATGGCGCCGGCTTTGTACAGGCGCATTGCGAGCTGCTGCCGTTTGATGGGGGTACTCCCGTTGAGCAATAACACCAGCACAGCGCGCGGCTGGCTGACACCCACCAGCGGCGATCCGGATTATGACGAAGCGCTAGACAGGCTGTTAAGCCAGTGGATGCGCAACGTTTCCGGCTTGCCTGCTGGGATGGTTCGCCCACGCTGGCAGAAAGATCAACCGCCACTGCTGCCAGTTGAAACGAACTGGTGCGCATTTGGCATCATCGAATGGCCCATTGATGATAATCCAGCATTCATCAGGCAAACAGATTCCGGAACAGAGCTATGGAGACACGAAACATTTGTCGCAATGGCATCATTTTACGGTCCTTCAGGAATGAAGTTTGCCTCTATTTTCCGCGATGGGATATCTGTTGAGCAGAATAACTCCGAACTAAATCGGATGGGGCTGACATTAGGCGATGTCAGTTCCATTACCCCCTTTCCTGAACTTATCAACCAGCAGTGGCTACGCCGTTATGACATCACGGTGAAGATACGCCGCAAAGTCACGCGCACATACAACATTAAATCTATCGTCGACGGTAATGTCGCGATCTCAACCGGAGATTGATCATGGCGAAAGGCTTGCCTTTAAACCGCGTCACCAACGTAACCGTGACGCTTTCTGCCAGAGCTGCGCAGGGCCGAAATTTCGGTTCGATGCTGATTCTGGGTAATTCCACTGTTATTCCTATCACCGAGCGTCTGCGCCTGTATTCCGATCCGGCAGATATCGGGGATGATTTCGGCGTCGACAGTGAGGAATACAAAGCAGCTGTAGTCTGGTTCTCCCAGTCACCGCGTCCGACGCAACTGTATGTTGGTCGCTGGATTGATAGCCTCACTTCGGCTGAATCTGGCCCTACTGAAACTCTGCTGCAGGCGGTTAACGCGTTGCTGGATTACAACTCCTGGTATGGTCTGCATCTGGCCGTTCCGGTGGCTGACTATCCGGATGATGCTGACCTGATCTCCGTTTCGTCGGCGATCGAGTCTGCGACCGTTTCGCGAATCCTGGCTATAACTTCGAGCGAAGCGGATATTCTGAGCTCGGCGGTTGAAACCGATTTGGCTACCAAACTGAAGGCCGCAAAATACAGCCGGACCTATATCCAGTATTCATCTACCAGTCCCTATGCTGCATTGTCAGCGTTTGGACGTGCGTTTACGGTCAACTTCACCGGCAGCAATACCACTATCACCCTGAAGTTCAAGCAACTGCCTGGCATCACCTACGAAACCATCGGTACATCACAGGCGAATGCTCTGGAGGCGAAGAACTGTAACGTTTACGTGTACTACGAAAACGATACAGCCATCCTTGAACAGGGTGTGATGTGTAACGGCGATTTCTTCGATGAGCGTCACGGGCTCGACTGGCTGCAGAACGCAGTACAGATGAATGACCATCTGGCCGTTAAGGCTGACAACCAGCGCCGTATTGAGAAATGGAGAGAGGATAATGAACGCTGAGACTATTAAAGATTTTCTCGTCTCCCTTGGCTTTGATATTGATGAAGCCGGATAAGGCATCAAGCGCACAGGTAAATAAAGCGCTGCGTCAGGCGAGCTTCATCGCTGCAGCACTGGCACAGTACACAGCCAGCAAGAGCGGGCAGGATGTACTCGATGATGGTGATCTGAGCGGCTTTATCGCTAAGATGTCCGCTGCGTTCGGTAAGGATTTTCAGACTCTTGATGCCACGCTGACGGCGCTCGCTGGTCTGGCTACCGGTGCAGATAAACTCCCGTATTTTACGGGGAATGATATCGCCGGACAGACAGATCTTACTTCTGTTGGGCGCGACATCATCGGAAAAGCCAGCATTGCGGATATTCTCACATACCTCGGTTTAGGAGAAACAGCAAAGCAAGCTGCGGGCGCAGTCCAGAAAACTGGCGATGAGATGAACGGGAAGTTAACCCTGCCACAGACATCTTCCTTCGGCGTGAATACTAATAACACACTGGGCGGTAGTTCCATCGCTATCGGTGATAACGATACCGGGCTCAAAGGGAACGGCGACGGTAATCTGGCATTTATGGCTAACAACGTGCTGGCAGGATATTTTAATGAAAATGAATTGCAGCACAGTAAAAAGATGCTGACTAAAAATTTTCAGGCTCTTGTTGATAATAACTGGCCGGAGGGGGCGGGGGGATTTTCTGGTCAGTTAAGCAGTGAAGCACCGTTTAGTGTACCAATGGTTCACCGTCAGAATAATGATAATAATTTTTTCCCGCTCCTGAAAGGAAAGGTCTCACTGGAGTCTGGCTATCCTGTGGCAGCTTCTTTCGGAATATTAACCAGTGGAAATACTAATTTCCCACAAATTGCAATTCATGCGAAAACAGACTTTGATGTTAACGATAAAATATGGATATTTGATGTCGCAACCGGGGAATTTCGTGCGCCGGGCAGAATTACAGCTACAGAAATTTTACTGAGCGGTAAAAGCCGTGTTGGTCCTGATGGTAATTTATATGGTGATGTGTGGGATGGCTGGCTGAATGACTTCCTTATTAATAATTACAACCGTAAAAATACTGCCAGCCTCGGTGATTATGGCTGGGTTCGTGACGAAAGCACCGGGTTTATAATGCAATGGGGGACACTTGGCAGCTCAAACGGAACCTACAATTTCCCGCGAGAGTTTCCGACATCCTGCTTTGCTGTATTTGTCACCAACACTAATCAGCAGGGAGGTTCAGTGGATAACGCGTTTGGATATCCGGTGAGTAAAAGTCAGTTTTTTGCCGCGACTAAAGCGTCTACAGACGGAAATGTCGTCAATAACTATCCTGTAGCCTGGTTTGCGATTGGGAGATAAATATCAATGAGCGATTATTATTACAGCTTTAAAGAGAAAGGTTTTTTCTGGCAGCCGGATACCGAATCCGATAATTACCCTGATGATTTAATTCCCCTGACCGATGAGCATTACCATGAACTTATGCAGGGCCAGGTGGACGGAAAATATATCGAGCACAGAAAGGATGGCCCGGTACTGGTTGAGCATCGCGAATATACGCCTGAAGAACTGGTTGCACAGGCTGAAGCCAGAAAGGCAGAACTTCTTGCTGAAGCTGAGTCAGTTATTGCACCACTGGCACGGGCGGTAAAATTGAACATTGCTACAGATGAGGAAATAAAGCGGCTGGAGGCATGGGAACTCTACAGCGTACTGGTAAACCGGGTGGATACCTCAAATCCTGACTGGCCGGAACAGCCAGTCTGATAAAAAATATAGCTATGTAGTAGAGACTGCTGCTATATATTATATAGCAGCAATGGCTATTTTTTTGATGGTTGAGTGTATAATTTTAGCACTGGTAAATGACGGTTTAGCTCCGGAGTTAGTTCCTGGGGAAAATTATGGATACTATTGGTTCATATTAATCAGGAAGAGGCTCCGCATATTTTTTTGTTTTTCTGTGTTCAGGGAGTGTTTTGTATATATTTATTAGCAATGTTTTCTAGTATCAGTTGGAATTGCTGTGGAGTCGGCATAGCACACTCATTAAACAGTGGTGCAACTTCTGTCATAATGATCTTCTCCGCATAGATTTTAAAGGATGCCTGCTGATGTTGATTGATAAGCATACGTGGATACTTACTGTTTGCTGATGAAATCAACGGAGTTATAAAAGGATTGGCCCCTGCGCCGCTTGGAGTAAAAACGCCATTCTTGGTTGCTCCAGGCAGACCTGCGTTTTGCGCGGCCTCGCCAATTTCCTTAAGAAAAGTCGCTGTGTTGATCCCTTTGCTGATGAGCAATTTACAAAACTGATCTTTATTCTTGCTGTAAACTGCCGATAGTATAGCTTCACGGGTCTGGCTGGCGTATGAGGGGTCTTTACTCGCGCTACCTCTAATATCCATATCATGGAGCGTTTGAAGCATAAAATCTTTAACGACTTTATTTGTCAACACTGCCCGGCCCTCAGATGCGCTTCCTCGGTGAAAGTGTGTTGCAGAAGATTCAGTGTTCTTATGCGAAATAAAACGTTCCGATAATTTTGAACTTAATTTGATGAAGTAATTTTTTACTGCGAGAATACTTTTTGCTAAAGAATTTTTCTCGGTTGATTTTTCTTTTAGTAGTGTGGTTTCCTGTTTTTGGATTCTAAAATTCTGGGGAAATAAAGTTATTTTTGTCACGGTAATGATCCTTTTATATGTACATAACTCATTTATATATAGATAGCAGGAATACTTTTATTTTTTATAGCAAATGCTATGTCCATCTGATTGATGAATTAGAAAAAATCGGCTGATTCAATTAATTCTCAAATAATACTATTTTTATTTTCCAGAAACTTTCAAAAAATGTCCATTTCGCTCAGGAGGAGCCTTGCCGTTCTGGCATTGAAATGGAGTGTGAGCTGATCGTTGAGCGTACCAGCGCCGGGCTGGCAGCGGCAAGGGCGCAGGGGCGAATTAGTGGCCGACGACCGAAACTAACAACGGAACAATGGGCGCAGGCCGGGCGCCTGATTGGGGCAGGGGTTCCGCGACAGCAGGTAGCGATTATTTATGATGTGGGAGTGTCCACCCTCTATAAAAAATTTCCGGTGGGTGGTGACTAAAGATAAGGCAGTCCGCCGGTGATATTGAAACTGGCGGCCTGCACAATTTTATAGCCCAACCCGGCGAACTGTCTGGAACTCAGGCTCTAACCACATATGGCTCCTTGAAAAATCGCTATTTTTCCTGTCTCGCTGCACGAATCTTTTCGGCTATCCATTCTTCCACTTCCGTTGACAACCACCTTACGGATCTACCTATTTTAATGGATTTTGGGAATTCACCCGCGTTCATCCAACTGTAAATGGATACCTTTTTGAATCCAACAGCTTTACAAACTTCTTTCAGATCCATCAAATATATGTTCAATTAATAATCTCCTTGCTAAATGATAAATGGACGTTTTCTTGGAAAAGCTAACATTGACACGAAAGGAAGCTGCTGAACTACTTGGTATCTCTACGGCTACCGTAACTCAGTGGGTTCTGGAAGGCAGGCTTAAGGCTTACCGTGTCAGCAGCAGACCTAAATCACCGTATCTGTTCACCAGAGAAGATTGTCAGGCTGCGCTGTTAGCAGTGGAAGTCGAACCTACCAAGCTCAGGGACAAAGAGCGAAAAGTTGAAGCTGAGGTGGCGTTCACTCGTAGCCAGAAAGAAGTGAATGAAAAATTGCGTCGGATGCTAAACATGCCTGAGAAAGAGTAAAGAAAACCCGGAATAAAACCGGGTTACAGGTGTGGAATGATTAATGCGAGATTTTTCCAACTGAAGAAGAAAGTTGTTATGGACACGATTAAGTATGAGAGCCCCAAAAGAATTAACAAATAATCAACTTGATGGTTGTAAAATTTACCTTGGACAAACATTGCTAGTAATGGGAACACGCAAGATGCGATCAAGGTAGCTCCCGTAGCTATTAGTCCGCAAATTATATCTTTTAATGCATTATTCTTTTTTAGAGCACCTAGCACTCCTTTGCTGCTATCAGCGCTGGTGAAAATTGTTATGGCAGCTAAAACAAAACCAAATAGAATTCCTGAAACGGTCGAAAGAACACCCGCTACCGATATTATACTTGAGTGATCCATAGGGGAAAGGTATCGCACCCCAAGGAATGTCAGTACTACAGCTAGGGCTGTTTTTCCAAAAAAAATTGTTAATTGGCTCATAATTTCTGCCTTTCAGCCTAACTAGCAGGCAATTCGTAATGGCTAAGATAACGTGAGTTTTCTAATTTTGCCTGTATCATAGCAGCCTTTACATCAGAATCTGCTGGATAACCATCATTTTGGATCAGAACAAGTTTTTTTAGTGTAAGAACTTGGTCAACCAAGCTTTTTTTCTTTCTGTCACCTTGGACTACAACATCAGCTTTCTCGACCTCAAGCCCGCCATCGCCAGAGGGGAATTTTTCGAGAAGTTCTTTAATACTTTCTTTAACATCTGCAGTAAGCCAACCTTTCATTTTTTTCTTAATAGGTGATTGCCCACGGAGTAAAAGGGTTAGGTGACTGGAAGCTGTTCCCTTAGCCATAGCGATTACTTGCTTAGCAAATACACCACTCAAATCGTAGCTGGTTTCATTCAAATTTCTTGGAATTGCGAGAGACAGTTCGCAACTGCGTAGCGCTGAGCCCGTTTCAAGGAGTTCTTTAATGCTTTCCTGTCGCCATATAGCTTCGAACGATATAGGAGAAGAAATCGTATTGAAGAGCATATAGGCTAAATCATTGTGTTTAGGTCCCAAATGGTTTAAGGAAAGAACTAAAAGATCAGTAGCAGGATAGTAGAGGAAAAAAGTCCTCTCAGTTAATACCTTGGAGCCAATTAACGGTATTTTTTCTTCAACCCAGCTTTCATCACTTATGTACGCAAGATGAGCACCATTTCTCTTTCTAGAGATGTAGCCAAAGAATGTGTTACTAACGCTATCCTTTTCAATGAATTGGATTTTAAGATGCCGCTCACCAAACTCGAGAAAATGTGCTCTATCAGGAGATGATTCACATTTAGCGTAAAGGGCCTCAAAGGCGTTAGCTATAACAGTGGGGCGGGAGCTTCTCATGTTTTCTGAGCCAGTATAAAAGCCAATTCTAAGGCCTTTAGTCTTCTTTTTATCGTTATCAGTACTCATGAATAGCTCCATCACTCATCACTCAAAACTCTTATTTGTGCAGATACTATCGTGAAAATCAGATGAAGATAACCTGGAGTTTTATCAGGGTTTCTCGGTTAGCCTTCCACCAGCCACATGTCGGACTCTTCAAACATCTCCTCCAGCATGCGGTTCAGCTTTTCCCGATCACTTTTACTGGCGTCGCTATTTAACGCATTCCCCTGCATCGGCTTCACCCTCACTTCGGCATCAGGGAAAATCTGGTGCACCCGCTTCGTCAGTTCGGCCAGAATGATCTCGCTGGCCCCTTCGAGTCCTTCAACATTACGCTTGTCATAAACCAGTTCTACGAATATACGTGCTCCGCTAATCACTGTTTGTATATACAGTATTTTTGCTTTGGCGGTTTTGTCTGTCAAGGCATGAACCAC